AAGGAATACCCATATACTTGGGTTCTTGATGGAGAATGCTGCGGAACCTGATATCTACCACGCCCGATGGCGTGATGTATGGAATGGCTAACCTACCCGCGTAGCTTTCGTGACTGGGTAATGGAGTAGCCACTACTCCCAGGTGAAACTGTTTCGCTTCTTCTACCGACAGCCCTCTGGTTGCCAGATACTCGCCTGCCAAGTGAAGGCTCGCTGCGTACTCTTGTGTTGCCTGTAGGAGAAATTGTCTCTGCGAATTTGACAGCCTCACTATAACTCACTCCCTCTTTGTACATAATCAAATCATAAACATCACCACCAGCTTCGCAGCCGAAGCATTTGAACTTGCACTTGTCTTCGTCTACACCTGCTGAGGCGTGTTTGTCTCCGTGGAACGGGCATTTCATTTTGCGCCAGCCAGTCCCATAGGGAACGCTGGCGCCCACATATTCTAGGTAGGCACGGATACTATGTTTTACCATCCATCACCTTTCTAATAAGTTCAATCCAAATCTTAGCTGGCATACTGGCATACCACTCACCTACATCTGTTTTACCTTTACGCTTGTGGATGACTGCCCCTGTCCACCCTTTATCGTTGGCTAGCTCTATCTCTAACTCTGCCACCCAACCGGCTAAGTCCATCTTCTTATGGTCTTTTACCTCAATTGTGACGCCAAGCACACCGGATATATCACCCTTGTCTAGGGTGGCTCCGGCTACTCGACGGTCTGCATAAGGGTAGCCATTAGCTTTGAGCCAGTTGACTACTTCTCTCTCGGCTTTACTACCCTTACGCTTGGATGCACTACTCAAGGGCTTCGTAAACAATCTTCATTACTTCTGTAGTAATGAGTTCGTATAGCGTATCACTGTTGTATAGTTCATCGGCAATGCTGTTCCACTCACCATCGGTGAGGGGCTTGCCAAGTAGGGTTTCAATATCTTCTTTTGTATAAGAGTTTTCCCACACCTTAAGCTCCATAAATAATCTCCTGTGCATACTTGATTTGAACATCGTCTAGGAACATAGAATCAGGATTGAAGGAGAGGGTGACATAACTGTTGCCGGTATGGTCTGCCTTGCCATAGCGATTTTTGACTGGTGCTACGCACAGATAACTGTCGTCTCCTTGTTTCTGCTGACCTATGGTCAGGACCATTGCTGGTATCTGGTTGACAAGACCCTGGATTGCTGACCGTGGCTGGCAGGGGTTAGCCTCAAAGCCCTCTTTGGTGTGGTGCAGAACAAGAACTGCTGCATTGGTATCTCTAGCGAGATACTTCAGTTCTTTCATTGCTGCCCGCATACCTTCGAACTCTGCGTAACCATCCATTGCTACATCCATTAGGTTGTCTACCACTATAAGTGTTGGGCTTCTGCCCCATACTGTCTCGAATGCAGACACCTCATCGTCCAAGTCTTTGAGAGTTGGAGTAGATTCAAAAGACCAGAAGAGATGGCTGTTCTGTTGCAGTATCTCATCTGCTTTCTCTGGCTCACGCTTGAGCAATGCTTCTGCCTGTTGCTGTGTAATTTTACTGGTCATAGCGATAAGGCGCATTGCCATTGTGTGTGCATTGGTATCTGCTGAGAAGTATAGGGTCGGAAACTTTGCCCTGGCTGCAATAGCTAGAGCAATAGAGGACTTACCTGCGCCGGGTGTGCCTGCGATTACTGTGACTTCGGCGCGGCGCAGAATAATTCCTGCCCTTTCAAAAGCGGCGAAAGCCGGTGGCAATGGTTCGCCACCGACTTCTGCTTTCTTGATAGAACGAGTTAGTGTTTTCATTTCACCTGTTCAGGTACGAATGTACTCCACTCGGCAGAACCAGCATTGACATACTGATTCTTGCATTTGTCTAGAGCACCCTTCGGTGCTGGGCAGAAGTAACCACGATAGATTTTACCGTCTTTACCTGTCCCTTGAATGGCTGTCATCTTGCCGTGAGCGCATCCGCGCCCACCGATAGATGGGATTGATGTGGCTGGTGCTGATACTGGAGCTTCAACAATATGTGCACCCAATGACTGTGCTACCTGTGCTGGGGACATAGCCTGTGCTGGTGCTGTTGCGCCTCGCACTGCTGACTCTAGCTCTGTTGTCGCTGATGTGATAGCAGCAAGAGCGGTTGCTACTACCTGGTCAAGCTCATCGCCTGACTCTGCTCTGACAGTAACCAGGCTACCGGCTGCTGTCTTGACTGTGATACTGATTGGTGCTTCTGTGTGACTCATTGTCTCCCTATTCGAATGGAGTGACAAGACCTTTTTTGTCTCGCCATTTTCTTACACGCATTGCAAATTGTACACCTTTCCAACCTTCTTCAATGTCTATGAAGTGCAACTTGCATAGGCCTTGACCAGCAGGTAGGTGGATGACTATTGCTTTCTGTTTGTTTACATCTCCCCAACTCCCACGGGTTGCCGTGGCTATGTCATACGGCAAGCCGTGGGCATAGATTGCTAACTGCATAGCAATGTTATTTGGATGGTCGATGCGACCAGTCTTTATATCGGCGATGAATAGTTCGCCTTTATATTCAACTAGTCTATCTGGTGTTCCTGCTATCTTGAACTTATCCAAGACGCAGAATTGCTCTATTCTTTTTTTATTTAGTTGTGCAGTGGTCTGCTCGTATGCGACTATATCTGCAGCCCATTGCTCTGGGATAGGACCCAAGTCCTGACCCAAATCTAGTTTCTCTGTGAATGCGTGGATAGCGGTGCCGATGTTAGCTTGGGTCTTGGCACCCGCTACTTGCATAGCATCTTCAATGAATGCGTTGACTGCAAGCTTATCGTCTTGTGCTGCGCTAATGGATAGCAATAAATCTGAACGCATAGTTAGACCTATTGCAGCCATCCGCATCTTCCAGGCAACGAGTGCTGCCGGGTCATCAAGACTGTTGGCTATGGTTGTAGCTCTTGTATACGCAACAGGTTTCTTACCTTTTGGTGGAACGACTAGGGGTCGTCCGTATCTGTCGCGTTCTATTTCTGCTTTATTCATTGTGTCCCTGTCTCCTTATAGAGAGGCGGGCCAGTAAAGGAGACTGCAAAACTGACCCGCCTTCTTATCCGAAGGCTACCACACGGAGAGGCGTCACGCAGGTAGCCTCGAATATTTATCTTGAGTAAGAGTCAATCTCTATCTCAAAGGTATCGACCATACCACTGCCTTGATAGTCGTGGCTAAGGTAATCTGCTACCTCTTCTTCAGCAGCATTCTGGTCTTCAGCCTCAACATCACAGATAGTAAAGCTGATAGTGCCTGACACACTGAATAGTGCTTTGAGTTTGTTGGACCCAATAGACTCAAGCAATGCATTGATTTGCTCGATGGTAAACTCCATACTTTCTGAGCCAGCTTCATACTCATCGTTGAAGAAGTCAAAGATTTGTCCCTTGATAGTAGCAATCTGGTCATAGAGTTGACCTATCTTTAGCAGGTCATCATTGTTGATAGCAGTAAGTCGTTGGTTCTCTGCATCAAATTTGTCCCTAGTTTTGAGGGCCATAATCAACATATCTTCGGTGTACTTGGTAGTAACACCTGCATCATTTACATATAGCAGTTCCATATTAGTCTCCTTCTTACGCCAGAAAATCTTCATCTTCTGGGGTTAACTCGTAGTGCTCATTGAACATAGCCTTGATGGCTGGGTCACCCGTGTTATGGGCTAGTTGTCTATCTAATACATACTGGTCATCCCAACTGGCAAGCCAGTTCTGGAATAGATGTTCAGCCATTGCATCGTATACTTTGTTGATGGTAAACGAATCTACATTATTTAAGAAACTCATACTCCAAGCAACTCCAATGCTCGCGACTTCAGTCCGTCGCTAGCACCACTGATAGCACGGACTGCGGCATTCTTCTTGTTGCCGTGGTCTGCGTACTCAATGACTGACTGCCACAAGGCGAACTCTGTGCCACGGATATTGTCTGTAGTTTCTGAGTTCTCATAGATGTTGAGAGCCATAGCCCTGGCTGCTCGGGCACGGCTTCTTGCCCGCTTCTCACCTACTGTGAGCATAGATTCGTGTGCATTATCTATCGCTGTTGGTAGTGGGAATATCTTCTTGAAATAATCCACTGCCTGACTGCGGATAATCTTACGCTCCATAAGATTGTTAGCCAGATTAGAATACAAATCAAACTTATCTTTGGATAGATGAAGGATGGTTGCTATTTCTTCTGGATTGAGGACTGAACCACTGGTGTGCCTGAGAGTATAAGTAAAATCATTTTTGTTTTTGTAGATTTTATTTATCTGATTCTTGCACCAGAGTCGTTCAATGATGGGCTTGATGACAACAGAACTACTGCCATCGTGGCTGGTCTTGGCAAGGATGAAGCCCTTGTGTGGGTCATCTGCAACGGTGATGTTGAGTGGTAACTCAAGCAACATCCACACCTTTGCACCACCATCGTATTCACCTGCAGCTGAGTAGATAGCATCGCCAGTCTCGATAAGACTGTCGAGTGCTGAGAATACTTCTGCATTCTGAAATATTTGATAGCGTCCACCAACTACACCAAGCGGTGTGACTTCACCAAATGGTGTTGTTTTAATAACTGCTTTCTTGTTATCAATTGGTATGCGATTAACTGTTAAAGGATAATCACCTGGGATTGTGTAGTTGGCTTCGATATTATGCAATGATACTGACCAGTCTAATCCTGCTTGACTGGCTACATCACTGGCTGAAGTTGCTGTGACTGCAGTGCCAGCACGAAGCCAGTTGGACTGGTTCTTGGCTGGCACATTAGCTGTGATGGTTGTCATTACTCATCTGCCAATTCAATGTATGCAAAACTTCCATTCTTATTGAGTTCATAGAGGCGCTTCTTGATATCATCAAGATTGCAACCTGTGCCCATCAATTCTTGAAGGCATTGCTGATTCATCAAAGCAAAGTAATGTTCTGGAACATTGACTACTTTGCTATATAGGTCAGAGTCCACAAGAACTCTGGATACAAACTTATGTCCATCGAATTCAAATGGGTAGATAGCAAACTTCGTCCCATTATCTTTCTCTACTGTCTCCATTTATTGTCTCCTTCTTATAGGTATCTTGCTACTGAGTTGTAAGTTGAAGTGTTGACATACTCTTCATCTGTCATCTTGAGAATACGAATTGCATTCTCAATCTCATCTACCATTTCTTTGTATTGCCAAGGTGCAATAATATCAAAGTCTCGTACTGGTTCTGTTGGTAGGTCTAATGTATTCGGTGGAATATCAATACTAATATTTACCTCACCGTTCCATCGAACACCAACTTTGACATCTTTGCATTTGTTAGTATGAGCAAGCGCAATCTTGGTAATTTCTTTGTTGTATTTATCCATAAGTTTATTGAACTTAGCTTGCTTGTTTGTTTCATTTTCTTTATCTAACTTTAGTTGTTTTAGTTTATTTTCTAGAGCTTTGATTACCTTGCTTGTTGCTATCTTGACATTGATAGCCTTACCTTTTGCCATTATATCTCCTTTGTTTGTGCTTTGTATACTGACTCGTATGTGTCAGCAACTCTCTCTGTTATAGCTCGCAACTGTTGCCAGATAGCCATCTCTTGTTCTTGCAACTGGCGTAGTTGCTCTCGTTCTTCTGGTGTCAATACCATCCGTAGTTCCTCCAATGTGCCCAAGCAACTGATGGTTTCTCATACCGGTGTTGGATATACACCAGCCCCCGCTCAATCTGTAGCGGGGCTGGGGTATCTGGTGACAAGTTCAGTAACTGTGGTATGCCGAACGCTGAACTGTCTGGGTTCTTGGCATTTGGATTCCAGGCAGACTCCTTGCCCCATAGTTTTGCCAATGCACGGAACTCGCTGCGGTCCCATTCTGGATACAAAGTTTTCATCAACAGTCGTGCATATACTTTCGACAAGTGTTTGTCCCACACGATAGGTATGGATTCTCGTAACCTCTCGTCTTTCATATATGTAGCTACGGCTGCTGCATAACTTTCCGATGGGTGTCCAAAGATTTGTGACCAGAAGCTGAGATACCACGCCATCACTACTGCTAGAACTTGTTTGAAACGAACCATTTGATTCCCCTGTAGGTAAGGTAAGCAAGTCCGGCAACGAGAAGCCAGGACTGCAGTGGACTGAGGGCATAGACTTCAATTGGAATCTCGTTCATTGCCTAACTCCTTTATGTGTATGACTTTGTATTCTTCATCAATAATAAGTGTGTCTGTAAATAGCCAGTCGGCTGGGTCTGTCTCTGACTTGAGTTCAATGGTCATTCGATATGTCTTCATTTGTATATATCAATCTCAATAGACTCGTCGGCTATTTCTTGGGTGTAATTGGTTTGGTCAAGTATGTGCTCAACTATATCTGCAATCTGCCGTCTTGCGTGTAGTTCATTGGCAGCACGGACCTTGATAGACCATTGAATCTTTACAATGGAATCGTAATCGTCCCATACATAGTCAGTCGTGGCTTGAGATATAAGTGTCACTTCGTCTCCTTTACCTGTGGTTTTGAATGGTCTATTCATTGGTGTCAGCCGAATAGAACTTGGTGGCAGCACAAGGATAGCAATAGGCGCTGGACTCAGACCAGTCTGTGCGTTTGATTTCTATTTGGCTACCGCACTTCATACATTCTGTTGGTATATATGTCGTTGCCATTATTGAATATGCCCTTCTGCCATTAGTCCTTGCAGTAGATTGAATGCCTTGCTTAGTTCTTTCTTGATATCGTTAGTTGTCAAAAGGTTTGGCGATAGTTGTTGTTGTGCTGCAATGATGGCTGTTTGCATATCAATTATATCTTTTGTTGTATAGCCAAGCATTAGTCCTCCATTACTTTTCTCTTTCTATTCTTTCTTCTATTTCTGTTTTTTGGATAATGTTGAAATAGTTTTTCCACATTAGATGCCATCTACCGCTTTCGTTGTGTAGTTTGATAAGCTCTACTAAACCTTTTTCATTGTTACCACCAAGAGTCATACCGCAATTGCAAGTAATAGAATAAGTAGGCAGATTCATTAGTCCTCCTCGGCGAATGCAAAGATTTGCTCCCAGCATTCTGGATGTATGCCACTCATCAACTGTTCTCTGATAGGGATTGGCATATTGGGGAATGCTTCTTGGATAAGACTACCTGATAGCCACTTGAACAACTCGTCTTCGTTCACCATAACGATTCCACCCTTACCGCAACGGCTGCACTTGCGGGTGGCATAGGCACTAATCATTTTCCGCATCCTTTACACTCTGGTCTGAGGCAGTCACCGCAGACAACTGGTTGGACTGTTAGTTCTACTGAATCTATACCGCACCTATGACAGTAACTGTCGTAGATATGGTCGCAATAGACAGTCATAACTGATACCTCCGAGGACTCGCATAGGACTCTATTGGTACAATCCGGCTCCGAAAAAAGAGAGAGCCAGGGCGGGAGCCGGAACCCCCACCCTGGCTGGTGGTTACTACGAGAGGATTTCGAGTTCGGTCACCATCTGGTTGTCGTACCAGGTGGACTTGCCTTCACGCTCTCGAACTGTGGTCGTCATATATCCGGACAGGTTGACGATGAACTCCGCTCCATCCTGGAGTAGCGGGCGGAGGATTGCGATGACTGACTCATCCGCGATGGTTACCTGACGGCTGGCAACGAATCGGGACTTGAGTTGCCCGTCTGGAGTTTGATACACCTGACGGGATTGAACGATGCCCTTGAGAATGTTGCCATAATCGCGGACGGACTTGAGTTGAGCGTTCCTGAAGAGGAACTGGTTTGTTGCTTCCTGATTCACTTTCGTCTCCTTTGTTGGTGGGGTGAAACCCCCTGTCACTCTGACAGGGGGTGAACCTTGGCTTACTTACAGTTTGGACAAGGTCTGATTGCTTTGTTGTGCTGGAAGTGGCACTCCTCGCACACGATGTAACCCTTGGGTACTAGCAGGTCAATCGTCAGGTCGTAGTCATCACGAAGGTCAGCGATGTGTTGCCCGAGAAACTTGTAGCCGGAGAGTCTGTCGGCTAGGTTGTAGGTAGGCTCTACGAACTCCTCTCGTATGTCCTCTGAGGTGAGGAAGTATCCGCTGCGCTCACCACGACGGGTTACTGAACTGACCCAATCGTGCCCGGACGGCTCTTGGCTGGCATCCTGATGGTAGGACTGACCTTCCTGCTCCACCAGATTCTGCTCGACAAGGCTGTGTGCCTTGTAGACGAGTCGCGCTTCCCGCTCGTCGTAATGCTCGGCGCAGAGGTCATCATCCACGCAGAGTTGACAGTTCTCCACGATGGAGAAGCCGTCAAGTTTTGCTTCTGTTTTCATCACTCGCTCCTATCTCTTGGGTCATCTGAGTTCCGGCAGGCGCAGGAACCGCCGTGGAATGAAGGGCACTCTTCTCCACAGAACTCGCTCTCTTCTAATCCCTTGATTAGGCTCACCAATACATCCCCGTGGCAAGGAAGCGGGGCGCAGAAGCAGAGCAGATTCTGCCCTTCCAGCGGTTCCAACCAATCAGGGAAGTGCTTCAATCTAACTTCAGCATAGGCTCTGAACTTAGCAATCACTTCATCCCTATCACCATCTTTACCTATGACATAGGGATTTCCCCACTTACTGCCTCTACCAATGTAGGTGCAGTCCCATCCAGGTTCTGCATTACCCATCTTCAACACCTTCACAGCAACCACCTCTCTATCAGGACCATCCTGATAATCTACTGCCCGGATAGCAGAGCAGGAGGGAATGTCAAGCCAGACGCTTTTCCTGGCTTGACAGGAAGGAATGCTCTGCTATAGATTTTCAGTTTAGTTCTGAGGCGCCAGGATGTAGTTATAGGCCGAGGAGAGATACTGTCAGCCAGTCTCCGTCCAGACGGTAGCGGTAGGCGACAGCAACTGAACAGTCTGCGGGTCTTTAGACCCCGGACTGTTTAGTTTGGCAGTTGAAGCTATGTAGTAACTCCCAAAAAGATTTTCCCGTACAGTCCTATGCCCCTGTTTCTGTACTGGTTTGTCCTATTTTGTCCTAGCTCCGGGAAAATTTTTCCCGGCAGTGTGTTCGTTTTGGCTGTTTGAACAGGTTAATACTATATAGGGGCTGTTTTCTTTTTCTGTAGCAAATCTTTATGGAAGATTTGCGTTACAGACTGTATCTACTATCTGTTACTAGCTATCTGCTAGGAACTGTAACTATATGAAAATGGGACAGGTCTGTGAGCTTTCAGAAGAAGGGGGAGAACCCCCAAGCAAAGGCAAGCCGAGAGGCTAAAGCCAAGGTGCTAGCCTTAGTAGCAGAGGGACACTCTATCCACAAGGCAATGCAAATCTGTGGAAAAAAGCCCGATACGGTCCGTATATGGATTATGCGGGATAAGCAGTTTGCCTCTGCTCTCGAGGATGCCAAGGAAGAGGCTAAGTCCAACTCCATCAAGTCGTTGGGCATAGACAAGCAAGATATCTCCTTCAGCCAATTCTCAGAAATCTTTCTCGGGCAGCGGGTATTCCCCCACCACCAAGACTGGGTGGATTTACTGGAGGGCCGGGAGCCAAGTTGGCTCCACCCCGCAATGACTTATGAGCCTGGTGACCGCTCCCGGCTCCTCATCAATGTTCCGCCGGAACACGCCAAGTCTACTGTTATCACCGTCAACTACTCGACCTACCGGATAGCCCTTGACCCCAATGTTCGCATCATCGTGGTTTCCAAGACCTTGGTCAAAGCGAGGGAGTTTGTCTACTCTATCAAGCAAAGGTTATCTCACCCGCGTTATCTTAAGATGCAGACTGCGTACGGTCCTGAAGGCGGCTGGAAACAAGATGCCGATACGTGGCGTGTTGATACCGTCTATCTGGGAAACGACGCTAGGAACTCCTCCGAGAAGGACCCCACGATTCAAGCGTTGGGTATGGGCGGTCAAATCTACGGTGCCCGTGCTGACCTCATCATCTTGGATGACTGTATTACGACGGCTAATGCCCACGAGTGGGAGAAGCAAATCAACTGGCTTCAAAAGGAAGTCATCACCCGTCTAGGCAAAAATGGCAAGCTGCTAGTGGTAGGGACCCGAATTGCACCAAATGATTTTTATAAAGAGCTTCGTGACCCTAAGCATTGGTCGGGTGGCAAGAGTCCTTTTTCGTATATGGCTATGCCCGCTGTTCTTGAATATGGTGCTCATCCAAAAGATTGGGAAACTCTCTGGCCTCGAAGCGACGCTCCTTGGGACGGAGATGAAGATACTCCGGGAGAAGATGGGCTTTACCCCAAGTGGGACGGACCAACCCTTTACAAGCGCAGAGGAGAAGTAACCCCCTCTACCTGGGCTTTGGTTTACCAGCAAGAAGACGTGATGGAGAATTCCATTTTTTCGCCTTTGCTGGTGCAAGGTTCTACCAATACTGCTCGGCGAAGAGGATTACTCAAGCCTGGAGCAAGGGGGTGCCCTGAGAGAGTTGAGGGCTACACCATCATTGGCTTTGACCCAGCTATGGGTGCTGGTCACGCCGCATTCGTTATAGTGACCTATAACCGCGCTGACGGGAAAATCTACGTCCTAGACGCGGTCAATATGAGTGAGCCAACCCCGCAAAAGATACGCGACCAAATTGAAGAGCTGACGCTGAAATATTCTCCGCAGGAGTTTCGGGTGGAAATCAATGCCCACCAAAAAGCGTACTCACTAGACGATGACCTTCGTAACTGGTTAGCAGTCCACGGGGTTAGGCTCAATTCCCACTTTACGGGTAAGAATAAGTGGGATACAAGTTTTGGTGTTGCATCTATGGCAACCCTCTTTGGTTCTGTCTACGACGACAAGCATCAAGATAACAACATTATTGAACTGCCATCGAGCGAAGGCTCAGAGGGTATCAAGGCTTTGGTTCAGCAATTGCTGACCTGGAAGCCGGATACCCGCGGTAAGACAGACTGCGTAATGGCGCTCTGGTTTGCCGTGATTCGAGCTAGAGAGATGATGCAGCAAGGAAGCAGTATCAACTATTTTGCCAATAATCGCTGGGCTACAAGAGCTCAACGCGATAGGCGCATCGTTGTCAACCTAGACGAGGCATATGCCGACCAATGGCAACAAATTTATTAGGAGTAATCAATGCCACCGAAGAAAAAGAACAGACCAAAGGTAACGCCTGGTCAAGTTCGTGGCATTGTTCGGGAGATGAATCAACCTCCTCATAATGCCAGGAAAAGGTCAAGAGCCTTACCACCGGGAATGAGGACTAGAACTCCTAGTCAGGAAAGACCTAAAGAGTTTGGCAAACTAAGTGTCAAGAAAAATCCTCAAGGTGGTGTGGGCAGACGAGGATATGTAGACCCTGAATTCAAAGCTTGGTTATTGAAACAAAGAATGTCACCCAAAGCTAAAAGAGCCGTAACCCCAACTGCTAAGCCAAAGGTGCAGAAGCCACTCAAGAGCAGAGCTGTTACTACTAGAGCTGGAACAAAGCCACGACTCAAGGCAACCGGACCTGATGTACGCAAGCGTATTGTCGGGATTGACCTTCGTACCTTGCCCGACTTGGTTCGACGTGGCGTTATTTCTCAAAGTGAAGCTAACACAATTGCTAGCGGTGTAGAGCGCAGAGCCTATAACATTCCAACTCAAAGCGGCAGTAGAGGACCTAGCGATACCATTCTTCGCCGTGAACTAAACCTAACTCCTATGGCTAGGGCAAGGCTAGATGCTGAAGAGGCACGGCTTGCTCAAGAAGCACGGCTTTCTGCTATTAAACAAGAGGAAGAGTCCAAGAGAAATCCAAGAGTACAAAATCCTAGAACTGGACCAAAGGTAATACCGGGTGGTCGCGGGGCAGAGACTACGATAATTGACCCTGAAGTTGATAAACTAATTAAGACTGCACGGGAGAATAGAAAAGCAAAAGCGGCTATCCAAAGAGAAATTAATGACGAACTGGTAAAAGAAAAAACACGCCGCCAAAAGAAACCATTGCGAGCTAGAACCATCACCCCACGTGGCGGAATGGGTATTGCACCCATTATGCCTGGTGGCGGTGGACTAATATCGAGAATCAAGTAAGGACTTAGATGCTATCTATTGAGCAGATTTCAGCACGGGTAGAGAACCTACGCAAGCGTGCTATTGAGCGAGAGCAGCGTCAAGATGAAGTCCTATCTGTCCGTGCTGGTCGTATTACGGATGTATATCCAGAGTTCTTTCCCGAAGGCGTAGATGCCAATGTCGTTGCAAATTTTATTGATATTGTTGCAAGAGACCTTTCAGAGGTTATGGCACCCCTCCCCTCGGTCAATTGTTCGGCATCGAATCAAGCAAGTGACCGTGCTCGTAAGTTTGCTGATACTCGTACACGGATTGCCTCTAATTATTTTGCTCATTCTGATTTGCAAGTACAGATGTACACCGGCGCGGATATGTACATCACTTTCGGTTTCGTCCCGTTCGTTGTAGAACTCGACGAAGTAGCAGGGCTACCACGCATACGAGTAGAAAGTCCAATAGGGGCTTATCCCGAGTTTGACCGCTACGGGCGTTGTATTGCCTTTGCAAAGCGTTATTATGTTCCGCTTGGAGAGCTGGTATCTCAGTTTCCTGAGTTTGAACTGGACTTGCTGGGTCGTGAAGGCTACAAGCAAGACCTAAACGCTCAGATTGAGATGGTTCGTTACTACGACGATTCTCAGTCTATTATCTATCTGCCTGCAAGAAATAACCTAGTCCTATCCATAGCGCCTAATCCGCTTGGCAAGATGATGGTTATTATCGCAAAGCGCCCATCTATTGATGGCGAGATGCGTGGGCAGTTTCTA